ATAGGCTGTAGCATCTTCATAGCCTTTAATATAAGCCTGACACTCTTTCTTTGAATATCCGTATTTCTCGTGAAGCCAACGGCATATTGCCTGTGTTGCATGAGCTTGTATACTGCTATCCATACGCCCTCCTCAATCAAAATGAGCATCTTTATTTAGCAATCTATTAATTTCTGCTCTATCTTCATTGTTCATGTCATCATACATGAAATTATTGCAGATTGGACACCTTTCTTTAATTATCATATGAGTCGTCCTCCTCGTTTAGATAATAATCTTCGCCACCTATATAGATTCTAAGGTCTTTGAGTTCCATCAGCCATTTAGCAATCTGTTTGAAGTCAGCGTTATCTTTTGCCATTTTTGTACAATACTGAATACCCTCATCAAGATTCATTTTTGCCTCCTATTTATTCATCTTCTTTATAATGTCAGCTTCTCTCTGCCATTGTCTGTAGCCTATAACGTTAATAATAAAATACGCCACATACATAACCACCATTGGCACGTTCATCTCGCCTAAGAAATTCACGAGAATCCAAGTGATGTTGCCCGCTATCCAAACGAGCCAACCTGAGCGTCGCTTGCGGGCGATAAGAATATTACCGCCCAAGCTGAATATGCTACCTAGTATTGATAGAAATAATATCACTTCTCAACCTTCTTCTTGAGGAGGTCTTTCATCAGTTCTTCAATCTTGTTCTCGCGTTCTGCCTCGGCAATGCGGCGCTTTGCCTCCTTGGAAATCAGATACTTCTCAAGCTTTGCCTGTTTATGGTCTTTATGAGCCTGTTCGCAAGCTCTTGCCTCTGATGCAGTATCGTATGTTACTCCACAGATTGAGCATCTGCACAGTGCCTTTTCAAGTCTCTTACGAGCCTTAATGTCGTCATTGTAATGTTTGTCAAAGTTACCACCGCATACAGCGTTAGCAATTGCCTCAAGCAGTCCTTGTCTCTGGTCATAATTCTCAGCATCACAAGTAGCTTTGCCAGTGTAGCGACCACCAAGAATAGCTACGTGAGTTGTCTTTGTTTCGATATGTTTGTTGCAAGTCTTGTCTATGCGCTTGCCGTCTGTTACATAATAGGTCATAGGTCTGTCCTCCTTATCTTCTCTGGTAAATCCTATCTCGCTACCAGAAAGTTTTTCTTTTATTTGTTTTGCGAGTTTTTCTGCTTGCTCTACATTAAATGCTAAGTCAATAGACAGTATAGGTTTTTCAGGCATTGGTATCTTACCGCCTTTAAAGCCAGTGCAAAAGCCTCCGTCTGTGTATACAGGTTCAAGCATTTCATCTGAGAGCCAATACTCACATTTGCTCGGCAATGTACAAAGATATGTATTATCTATACTATCGCAGGACTTAACGGTATAATCCTCTTGCGGTAAAAGGTCGTTATATAGAAGCGACTCGTACGTCTGTCCGTCAATCAGCCCGCTTTTTAATCTTACCTTGTCGCCAACTTTAAACTTCATAGTTTCACTCCTTCTAACTTCTTGGATTGCTATAATAAAAAAATAGGGCAAGGCATATACCTATGCCCCATAATCTTATTATAATACATACTTGCTGGATTGTCAAGACATATTTTCAATTATTTTGAAATTTTTTATCCATGGCTCATATTCATCTACAAGCTTTACCCATTTGCCATCAACCTTCTGCGACTTATTACGCATTGATGTAAGGTATTTAATGACAGTATTCTCGCCAATACCACTTACTCCATAGTCGTCACTTCGCATTTTAACCACCTCTGTCTCGCCAGTATCAAGTTTATATATTGTCAGCTTAGGAGAGAACTTCTTATTAATACTAAGCACGCATCCCATATGAGTCATCTCAGGATTCTTATAGTCAAGATATCCTAAGAACTCATTCTGTGCCTTAAGCTGTGTAAGAATTGGAATCTCTCTGTCTGGGATATCCTTACAGAGTTCTAACATAAATCCCTTGCCATCAAATATCTTATATTGCTTCTCTGTGGCGGTTGCATACTTCAACATAGTCTGCTTTTCAAGTGGTGCGTCCGCTTTATTTAACTGTCTGCGTCCGCCGTACTTATCGTACAGTGCGTAAATATCAAGCAACGTCTGAGTCTTACCAAACTCAGAAAAAAAGTTGAGCGTAATAAGCTTTTCTGTATATTTGCCGCATGGATTATCTTCAAGGTATTCAATAAAGTTTGTGTATTGATTATCCTTAAGTGCATATAACTTACGTGCAGTATCAGAACCAAATCCCTTAAGAGAACTTACAGGCTTATATATAATCTTTGCATCACTATCGCACGTATATTTAACACCGGAATGTCTAAACTTAATGGGAGATATTGTGATGCCTAATTGTTTAGCCAGATTAGTTCCCTGTATAGTATCATTATCATCACCTGCGTTCTGAAGATATGCAGTAACAAACTCAACAGGATAATAATATCTAAGATATGCACAAGTGTATCCAATCATACTGTAGCCAGTAGAATGGTTATATCCAAATTGATACGAGGCTGAATCTTCAATAATTTGTAAGAATTGTTGAGCCTCTTGTTCCGCAACGTCTCTAGGCTGAGGAGACATCTTACAATATCCATCAAGTATCTTTGGCAACGCCGCTTGTAATCTATCTAGTTGCTTACGTCCAATTGCGCGACGCACATTATCTGCTTCTGCACCATCTAATCCACAAATATCAGTCAGAAATTTAATCGTATCCTCTTGGAAGATGAGCCATCCATCATTATCCTTAAGCAACTCATCTATCATAGGAGAGGGATTGACGCATTTTTCATGAGCAATTAATTTATCACGGTAACTTGCACCGGAAGGACGCAAGCTTGCATTAACGGTTGACAAGTGGGTTATCATTCTTGGTTGATATTGCTTCAGAAGTCTAAATGCATAGTCACCTTCAAACTGGAATATGCCTACAGCACTATCTGTAATGTGCTCCCATACCTTTTCGTCTTCCCAATTAACTAAGTGTGACTTAGGGTAGGGGATTCCTGCTAGTTCGCAACAGTCCTTAATAATTTCAATGTTCTTCAGGCCAAGACAGTCATACTTAGCAAGTTGTAATTCATGGCATTCCTCCATGTTTAATGCCAGTATGTGCTTGCCTTCATTCCAAAACGTACCATAGTTATCTGTGAGTGATATAGGACTTGCAATAACTCCTGCGGGATGCATCGACTGAGATACATTTGTTCCTAGCAACCCATCAAAATAGAAGAATAAGTCTGGATACTTTTCTTTGGTTTTGTCAGGATTCTCATTGAACTCCTTCTTAATATCAGCGATAATTGAAGGAGAGTAGGGATTATTTGAAGAAAGCTTATCTATCTTCTTAATATCTCTACCTTGTTCAGCCTCCCACGTCAAGGCAAAAGCTCTGCCTATTTCGTCGATACAACCAAGCTCTGCGATTGTACCTATTGACAGTACGTATGCAGTATTGTTAATACCAAATCTATCTATGATGTATTGCTGTACTAACTGACGTTGTGATGGGCTGATATCTATATCAATATCACCAACCTCCGTCTTGGCGCGAGTAACATTGCAAAAACGGCTGAATACTGTGTGCCATTTAATAGGGTCTACGTCAATGATGTCTAATATAAATGCAACGGCACTACCACCTACAGAGCCACGACAATAGCCTAGGGGTATGCCGTGTTCCCAACACCATACAGCCATCTCGGACATGAATAACATAAAACCTACATAATCTACCTCGACGAATACGTTAAGCTCCTCTTTGAGTCGCTCTCTATATTCCTTGGTATCTTGAATGATGCCGCGTTTTACCTTATCAGCATACATTGTATTGATTCGCTTCTTCAGTACGTCTAGGTCTTTGTCTCCGTATAACTTAGGATACTTGACGCTATGGTCTATTTCAGATGGAATAACTGCTTCTGCCATGATGTTTGTGTTCTCAATAGCTTTGAGCCAAACCTCCTTGGGCAGAGCATTCTGCACCTCAAACATCTTACATAGTTCATCATATGACTTGTAAGTTAAATCAAATTCATCCTCTGCCGTAGTAAATATCTTCTTGGCGGTCTTGAGTATTGTAGTACACTTTGATTTGTATTCGTCAATAGCGTGTGTATCGGTTGCGGCAATGAGTGGCTTATTATATTTTTGAGACATTGAATAGAGCCACATATTATACTCAATCTGCTCTGGACAATTATGAGGCTGTATTTCATAATAGTCATACGTAAGTAACAACCGATGCAAAAGAGCCTCCTTCTCAGGATTGCCGCGTAATTTATTAAGCGGTGACGCAAGACAGGCGCTTATTTTATACACATTATCCGAAATATTAAATAGCTCCTGCATGGATATTCGCTTATTGTAGTACGCATGGTCAGGCTTTGAGCTAGTGTCAAACAATCTGCATATCTCTTTTTCGCCATCCGGATTCTTAGCGATGAGTATAGTATGATAATTATCTCTGTGGCGCTCTTCTTCAGTGTCATTACAAGGGTCTTCGGTTACGTAGCACTCCATACCCATCAACATTTTGATACCCTTGCTTTCAGCATATATCTTACGTTCTAGCCAATTGTATATGTTGCCGTGATTAGTTATAGCTATCGCAGTTTGCCCAAGCTCGACCGCCCTATCTACATAATCCTTGTATTTGGTACAGCTATCAAGTAGACTATCATCATCATGTACGTGATATGCTACATAATTCATTTACTCACCATCCCAATACTTATCAATAATTAATTGATTATATAATTTTCTACCAAAGTATCCTGCATTCAGCGTTCCTATTACGCTCACCGGTTGCCCTGTAAACTTTTCAGTTGGACAATCATTCCATTTAATAAGCAGACATGTATCTGTTATTAGTTTTAGGTGTTTGCCGTTAGACATACTACTTACTTCATAGTTGTTAACGCCAGAAATTAGTACACGTATAGGCTTAAACCCTGCACCAGATACGTAATTAATAGCCTTGATATTATTAATGAGCGCAGTATTTACTTGACCTACGTCAAGCTGTATGTCAGCGAATACCCGTTCTTCAAGCTCAATATTGGCAAATCTATCCTCTATATATCGCAAGAAGTCTTCGCGTTTGTCTGTGTCACAGAAGAATCCTGCGGCATTCTCATGGCCTTCACAGTGTGCCAGTCCTGTTTCATTAACCATTGCGCTGAAATTTGCTACGCCACACGCACGCATTGAGCCGGAATATTCATTGCCGCACTGTTTAACTATAATAATTGGACGCTTGTATATTTCAAGTAACTTATTAGCAATGAGGCCACCAACTCCGTACTCAGTATCTAACTCAAGGAAGATGATGTTATAACCATCGTTCACCTGTCTATCTGCTTCATCAATGAGCGACGGCATTAACTCTGCCACCATTGCGTTCTGCTCGTCCTTAATTTGTTTCATAAGCTCTGCTCTTGCTTTACATTCATTAGCATCGTCATCTAAGAACATCTCAAGAGCTACTTCGTTGCGGTTCATTCTGTTACACGCATTTATCGCACTAGCAACGCTATAAGTAATGGCTTGTGAGTCAAAGGTATATCCACCTACCAATGCTTTTACCCCTGCGTTATTAAGGTGTTTAAGCCCTGTATAAACGATGTATCGATTCTCAGGTACAGATAGGTCTACCATATCAGCTACCAATCCACACGCCGCTAAATCTGCGTAGTTGTCTGCATAATCAGACAAGAACATTTCGTCAAGATATTTGCAGAACTTCCATACAACTCCTGCACCAGACAGTTCAGGATTAGAATAGTCAACCGCAGAAGATACAAGAACTATATCCTTATAATCCTCAACAGGGGAGGGAGGTATATGATGGTCTAGCACTACTACCTTCACGCCTTGGTCTATGAATCTCTTATACTCTTCGGCTTTATTAATACTATCTACGACAATAAGCAGGTCTGCATCCGTCTCTAAGTCTTCTATGCCGTGCTGTTTACCCTCGTTTATTTCAGTGAAAATATTTTCAGAAAAATGACTTAGGTATCTATGCATAATAGCACCGCTTGAGATACCATCACAGTCAACGTCTGCAAGGATTACAATCTTGTCGCCATTATCAATAGCTTCTTCAACTAAGGCATAAGCCTTGTCAATATTATGAAGTTCCTCGTATTCAATAAGAAGCTCAGAGGTAGGATGCAAGAACTCATACAGGTCATCTATACCTCTGTCTTCTGCTATCTTAGTGATTATCCCATCATTGTCTAAGCCACGACAATCAGATATCACTGTCATCTTTTCTATCATATCGTTTCAACTCTCGTTCTATAATATTTTTCAATATATCTTTACCACAATCACTAGGACTTGACTTGTCTGGTAGCGTCGTGTTATCATGCCAATCCCAATACAGAATCTCAGTATCCATCATGCGCATATAAGATAGAAGTTTTTTAATGTTACTCATTGTGTTGCTCAGTTCTAGGCTCTTATCCATAAGGAATATGATTCGCTTAGGCTGTAACCCAACAAGTAATTGACAGTGAGTGGAACTTAATGCATTACCGCCAAGAGCAACAGCATTCTTAATGCCATAGGAATAACATTGCATCACACTCTTCTCAGCCTCAAAGACATACACATCACCATTCTGTAAGAACTGATAGTTTTGTGCATAGCCATAAAGGGTTGCGCTCATAGGACAGTTCTCTAAAAATAAATACTTAGGCTCGTCATTAGCCGTCTTCCAATTGGCACGGCCTTTGATACCGATTAACTCATAATAAGGACTGTATATTGGTATAATAATGCGCTGTGTCTCAGAGTCATATCTTATACCAAAATAATCTTGCGCTTCAAAGTTGATATTATCTTGCAAGAAGCGCAGATTATATACATCATCGTACCTATCCAATATACTTTCAGGATATGTGTGAGCATATTGGTTTGTCTCTTGCTTACGTATAGTATCATAGAAGCCACCAAATGCACACTCCTTTTTACCAATACTATAGAAGCTATCTATATGTAACTCGTTTTTAATACTACGTAATACATCTTTGAAGGTAGCCTTCTTAACCTTGATTATATAGTCAATGATATCTACGTTAATATTACGAGAAAAATCATTTACGTATAGGCCGTCATTATCATGGAGTCGGATACAAATTGCTGTAGGGTTACTCCCTTCCTCAAGGCCACATCTTATCTCGCATCGGCTTATACGTGGTTTATAGAATCCATACTCTTCAAGTATGTTAATAATAGAATCAGGAGCTTCAAGCAAACTCCGTTTGATTTCTGAAAACACTTGAAACTCCTCCTTTTAGTCACCTAATACTTCTTGTAATATATTTTCAATATTGTTATACTCTGTATAATCTATCTCAAACAATTCAATATTGTGTAATTCAGCGTATTCACGCTTTCGTTTATCGTGTTCTTGTTGTTTATTAAGGAAATCTTCACCGCCATAATAATTAACAGGAGAATAATGTTGAGCACCTTGGCATTCTATAAGCAGGTTTAAATCTGGTAAGTAAAAATCATATGACAATAATCTATTACCAACGCCTTTCAAATCATTAAACTTCTTCTGATATTCGTAAGTAATATGATGTTCATCTAAGTATTTTCTGGTCATAAATTCACCATATGACTTAATACATCCACACGACTTCGCTCCATAAGAAGTAAGGCCATCTCCGTATACCTCGCACGTTCTACCACAATCACATTGATATCTCCAGATAGCTCGCTTTCTGCCATTGTTAGATACCTTATCATCGACTCTTTCAATAACAATCAGTCTACCAAATCGTTTTCCAGTTAAATCACGATAAGGCCTTTCAAATTGCGAACATCCACAACTCTTTTTCTTGCCATTTAATAAGTCGCTTGAGTAAGCGGTCGTAACATTTTTGCATTCACATAAACAACTCCATTGGATTACTTTAGTCCCGTTATTCTTTGTGATAGTACCTATCTTTGCTGTTACGGTAAGTTTGCCAAAAACTTCACCTGTTAAATCTTGGTAGCGACCATGCGCATTTTCTCTGGTTTTACAGCCACACGATGTACTATGCCCATCTAATAAGTTTGATGCCTGAACAATGGAAGGATTACCACAATCGCAAATGCAATTCCATAATGTATGAGATTTATTATAATCTTTGTTTTCGTCGATTACGGTTAGTCTTCCAAATCTCATTCCGGTTAAATCCTTAAAGAGTATTTCTCTATGTTTATCTATTGAATAACAGCCACATGATTTTGTTTTACCTTTTCTAAGATATGTACCAACTACATCACATTCATTACCGCAATCACACTTACAATGCCAAATCGATATTTTCTTTCCCCTAGAAGTAACTCTGCTTTCAGCTTTAGATAAAACAGTTAATCTACCAAATTTCTTACCAACCATTTCAGCTATTAGCTTTTGTTCACGCAACTCACGAGCTAAACATCCACAACTTTTTACTTTACCACTAGTTAAATTTGATAATAAAACTTCTGTAAATTTGCCGCAATCACATTTGCATTTATAACGAATGCATGGCTTTCCAGATTTACTTTTATACTCTACTGGTTCAAGTACAGTCAATCTATTAAACTTCATCCCTATATATTTATCTTCCATAAATCTACCTATCCTATTGTTGCATGACGAGGAGAAGCCCATGCTTGCTCTTGCATTACGGCAGATGCTCCCTTAAAACGATAAACTAAAACGCTATTACTATCATCGCTATTTTGACCATTCCTTACTTTGGTGAGAAATAAGAACTTATAGGATGCAGATGGGTCTAACTGTACTTCTTCTCTTGCCCATTTGCCGTCTACTTTCACCATACGAAAAGGCTTACAATACATTTTTTTATTGTCTGGGTCTAGTTCTTCCGGATAAACATTGCGCATCATTAGTAGATTTTCGCATACTTCAACAACCTGTTTTGACATCGATAGACAATCAGCATTAAGCCATAATCTGCCAATCATGTGTACGGCTAATTGCATTGAAGCGCACATTATAATATTGTAACGCTTTGCCATTGCATCAAATTCTCTGGTATCTTTTATTAATGAAGTCCACGTATTCTCACTTGTCTTATCATTATAGTCAACTTTCAATGTA